GGGCAGGGGTTTCATACCCGCCCGGCCATGCTCTACGGCGGCGAGTATTTCGCCAACTATCAAAAGCTTGACGCCACGAAAATGGGCGGCCTGCTGACCAAAGCGCGGGTCGAACTGGTGCAGAAATACACCAGCCCCGCTGAAGTCGTGGACATCGGCATCGGCGGCGGGCGCTTCGTCCAGGAGTCGCAGGGCATGGGCTTCGACGTTTGCCCCGACGCGATCTCCTGGCTGCGGAGCATCTACGCTTACCGCGATCCGTACGGCGGCGAAGAGGTTCGAGCGATCACCTGTTGGGATAGCCTGGAGCACATCCCGGAACCCGAAAAGCTTCTGGAGCGCGTGAAGGAATGGCTGTTCGTCTCGATCCCTATTTGCGAAACGGCTACTGAATGGGCGCAGTCCAAACACATGAAGCCAGGCGAACACATCCATTATTTCTCGCTTGAAGGATTCGTGCGTTGGTGCGGCGAACACGGCTTCGAGTGCATGGAAGTGAACTGGGCGGAAACCGAACTCGGCCGAGAAGGCATCGCGTCGTTTGCGTTCAAGCGCTTGGCGTAGTAACTTGCACTTTCCGGAATACATACCATTGCAATGGAGTTTCAGAATGATGATCAAACGCTGTCTGAGTTTTATCGGTCTCGCCCTGGCGATGTGCTTCGCTTCCTTCGGCGCCTACGCTTACGAGCGTGTCGGTTTCGGAGAGAGCATTTGCCGCGCGGTGGCTTACGCCCAGCCATACGGAGGTGAGCACATCAAGCATGAACTCACCTTGACGCAATGGCGAACGGGTAGTGGCGAAGAAGAAAGCCCTGTCGCTTCCAACCTGATCGCTTTGAGCAACCACTTCGGTCTGACCAGCGCTGCACCGTTCGGCGTCCCGGACTGGGATAGCGGCTCCGCCGCATAACCAACGCCTGGATGCACGATAAAAGCCCTGACCTAAAAACTCAGGGCTTTTTCTTGCCTGTGATAAACTCCCGGCAAACTGAGGGCGACGACATGGCCGACTACATCACCTACAAGCTAAAAGGCGCTGACGAGCTAAGCCGTGTTTTTCGCACGCTGCCACAAGAGCTGCAGCGCCAGGTTGTCGTGCCAGCGGCGAAAGACGCCATGGACATCGTTTTGAAGGACGCCATCCAGCGTGCCGGCGCGATTGATGATCCGACCACTGCGCCGGATATCTCGAAAAACATCGCTCTAGTCGAAGACACGAAATTCTTCAACGAGACCGGTAGCACCAAAATATCGGTCGGCGTACGCAAGACGAAACGCGGGCAGCGAGGCGGCAATACGTATTACTGGTGGTGGGTCGAACTGGGTACATCGAAGAATCGCGCGCAACCCTTCATGCGGAATGCTCTCGGCCAAAACCAGCAAGCCGTGTTTCAAGAATTTCTTTCTAGCGCAAAATTCCAGCTCGTCAAATTGGGGCTCAACTGATGGACGTACCCTTCTACTCGGTGTGCAAAGCTGATACGGCCGTCCAGGCACTGCTCGGTGGAACGTCGCCGCGCATCTATCCGTTCGGCCAAAGTCCGCAAGACGGTCTGAAGCCCTACGTCGTCTACCAGTGGGTCGGCGGTTCGCCTTTTAACATGCTGAACTGTCGGCCTGATGCCGACCGCGCCAGCCTTCAGGTGGACGTGTACGGCCTGACAACCCAATCGACAACCGCCGTCGCTAAAGCGATCCGATACGCGATAGAGGAACAATCCTACGTGACCGGTTACCGCGGCGATATGCGCGACGAGGAAACGAAGCTGTACCGAACCAGCTTCGACCTGGATTGGCTGGTCGAACGGACCTGATTTGCGAAACCCCCGGCGCGTGATATGCTTCGGGCGAACGTTCATAACTCAACGAGGCTGCACCCATGACCCTAAAATCACAGGGGAGCGATCTGTTTACGATCGACCCAGACACTGGCGCCCTGCTTGACGTGGGCTGCATCACCTCTATCGACGGTATTGACACCGCGATCGACCAGATCGAAACGACCTGTCTGAACGACCTGGCGCGCACGTACGAAGCCGGCCTCGCCACTCCAGGCGCGGCGACTTTCGGACTGATGTTCGATCCGTCCGACGTGAACCACATCCGTCTGCACCAACTGAAGTCCGCTGGCGTCACCCTGCAATGGGCTATCGGTTTGTCTGACGGCACCGAAAACCCGACCACCGGCCTCGACAGTTCGGGCGACGATGAATTCGTTCTGCCACCAACCCGTAGCTGGATCACCTTCGAAGGTTACATGAACAGCTTCCCGTTCACCTTCGCGCTGAACACCATGGTCACATCGACCGTCGGCATTCAAGTATCGGGCGATCCTGTCCTCGTCCCTAAGTCGTCGAGCTAACCAATGTCCCTGAACCTTAAAGACCTCGTTGCTCAAGGCGCGTTCGTCAAAGAGCCTTTCGTAAAGCGCCAGATCAAATGGCACAACACGGAAGGCGAAGAGCTGGAAGCAGACATCTGCGTGCGCCTGGCGTCTTACCACACGATCACCAACACGTGGAAAGCTGCCGAGGGTAACCAGGAGCACTTGGCCGCACGGATCGCGACCATGGTGTGTGACGAAGAGGGCGGCCCGATCTTCTCCACGGCTGACATCCTCGGTACGACAGGGATCGAAGGTCGCGGCGCGATGTGTGACACGCTGTTCCTCGCACTGATCACCGCGGTTAACGAAGCGCAATCTGCAAAGACGAAGCCCCCGAAGACCTCTGGTTCGAACTAGTTCTGAATGGCGTAGGCGGTCGAACGATCGCCGAAGCCCAACAGAACCTGTCACTGGTCGAAGCGCGACAATGGGCTCAGTACATCAAGCGCCATGGGGGCCTGAACATCGCTGAACGCGTAGAGCAAGCCGCCGCATTGATCTGCAGCACTGGCGCGCAACTAATGGGCAACAAAAACGTAAAGGTCGCTGACTTTATCCCTAACAGGGAATCTGACGACGAACTGCGTTATGCTACGCCGCAAGACTTCATGAAAATTCTGCAAGCCTCAAGGAAACAATAGCTATGGCGGTAGGCAGCCTCGGGCAATTAACTGTTGATCTCGTGGCTAATACCGCAGGCTTCGAGCGCGGTATGAATCAGGCCGAACGCGCTTTGGCTTCTGCGACCAAGGAAGCGCAGCGCCAAGGCAACGCCCTGGACAAACTGGTCGGGCAGATCGACCCGACCATCGCCGCTTATTCCCGCCTCGACAAGATGGAGCAGCAGCTCAAAGCGCACCGCGATGCGGGGCGCCTTCCTGTCGACGACTACAATGCGTACCTCGCCAAGCTCAACGAAACCCGCAAGGCCGTAGAGCAGACCGGTACCGCGATCGGTAAGAACGCCAAGCAACTGGATGCAAACGGCCTGTCGGCCAAGCAGCTCGCCGCCAACTTGCGCGGCGTGCCGGCACAGTTCACTGACATCGCCGTCTCGCTCCAATCCGGGCAAGCCCCACTTACCGTTCTGCTCCAACAGGGCGGCCAGCTCAAGGACATGTTCGGCGGCATCGGCCCTGCGGCGAAAGCTCTCGGCGGTTACGTCCTCGGCCTCGTCAACCCTTTCACCGTAGCTGCCGCTGCCGCTGCTGTACTCGCCCTGGCCTATAAGCAGGGTAGCGACGAAGCGACTGCATTCACCAAAGCGCTGATCCTTAGCGGCAACGCCGCCGGCACCAACGCTGATGCGCTCGCCAGTCAAGCGCAAGCGGTCAGCCAGTCCGTAGGGACTATCGGCGCGGCCGCCGCTGTCTTGGCGCAACTGGCAGCCTCCGGGAAGATCCCTGCATCCTCGTTCGACAGCATCGCTATCGCCGCGTTGAAGATGCAGGAAGCCACCGGCAAAGCTGCGTCTGAAACCGTCAAGGACTTCGAGAAACTGGCGAAAGATCCGGTCAAGTTCTCAAAAGAGTTGAACGACTCCCTGAACTATTTGACCGCTTCGACCTACGCGCAGATCGAAGCGCTGCAACGCCAAGGCGATGCGCAGGGCGCCGCCAACCTGGCCGAACAGGCCTACGCTGAGGCGCTGACTACCCGTGCCGACCGTGTACGCGATAACCTCGGATACGTCGAATCTGCCTGGACGGCTGTGAAGAACGCGGCTAAGGACGCGTGGGACGCGTTCCTCGACATCGGGCGTGAGTCTACGCTCGAGCAGAAACTCAAAGTGCTGAACGACCGGCTGCAGGACATCGCCAACGCGGACGCGATCAACAACGCCCCGGGCAGCGGATTTGGCGCCACCCCAAACGACGACTTCCGACGCGAAGCCACGGAAAGGCAGATCACCGACTTGCTCGTGCAGCAGGAAGAGAGCCGAAAGCGCGCCGCCGTTCAGGCGAACGTTGTTGCGCAGGACAAACGCGGCATTGCCGCTGTTGAAGCGTTGAACAAGTCCCTGGACGAAACGGCACCGAAGACTGACAAGCTCGCCAAGCGTTTCGCAG